GTTTTTTTTTGGAGGTAACCATGAAAGCCCATAGCACCGAGACCAATTGAACGCTCACGGATTGCTGAGAACTTTGCTTTGCTTAATTCTTCTGGTGCATGTTCGATAAAGAACGACAAGACGTTGTCCAGTAATCTGACCAAGTCTCTAACCATGTGCGTTCCGATCCAGTTGTCGTACTCTTCAAGGTTGACTGAGGAGAGGCAACAGACTGCTGTTCGTTCTTCATTAGTAACGAGGTGTATCTCGTTGCATAAGTTAGAGCCATTAACACGGAGTCCAAGTTTCTGTTGAAATGGATTAAGTTCTCTGTTGGCTGTGTCAATGAAGTTGACGTAAGGACTGCCAGTTCTGAAACGAGCTTCAAGTATTCTTTCCCACAAGCTTCTAGCTTTGATTGTGTCTCTGACAGCTCCGTCATAGGGGTCTTTGAGTTGCCACTCATAATCTTTCTCCACTGCAGTCATAAACTCATCAGTAAGGTTGACTGCGTTATATAAGTTAAAACATTTACGGTTAGAGTCGCCCCCTGTTGGTGTCCTTATTTTGATGAACTCAACAATATCTGGGTGACTCACATCCATGTAAGCTGCATAGGAACCCTTACGAGTCTTCCCTTGCTTATAAGCAGTCATCTGACTATCAACAACTTTCATGAACGGTATAGGACTTGGTGCTTTATCGGACACCGCCCTTACATCTGACCAATGTCCACCGACTCCACCACCTTTAACTGATAACCAAGACACCTCTGAGTTGTGTTCAATCAGGGAATCAAGGTTGTCTCCTATATAAGTTAAGAAACAGGAGATAGGGAGGCCTTTAGGGTCTTGGCCTGGGAGTGGGGCATTTGATAGAACGGGGCTTGCAAACATAAACCACCGCTTTGAAGCGTAATCGTAGATGCGCTGTGCAAATGCAAAGTCTCCTTCACAGTACGCAACAGACGCACGAGCTAACGCTTCTTGAGGATCTTCTCCATCTAAACAATAGAACGATAGCAAAGCTAACGCTTGTTCTGAGAAGTTATCATTTCTAGTTTTATCTATTTTAATTCCGAGATGTTCTGTTATCACAGATCATATTCCCCATTGATTTGGTTGATACGCATTTGTGCGTAGCGGATTACTTTTTTGAGATCGACTACTTCACTCTCAAATTCGTCCATTCCTTCGTATAGTTTTGATCCTGCACGGGAGGCATACTTGATGATGTTTCCACGCCAGAACTCCATGCCGTTTCGGATGATGAAGTTCTTCGGCTCAATGGCGTACTGAGCGTAGTGGGAGGGTTGTTCGACAAGGGTATCAACAGACTGATCGTCCCTGATGTCAGGACGGGTACGTTCATCCAAGTTAAAATTGTCATCACTCATAGCCTCATGTACCTCGATTAAAGTTATCCATTGGGTGGTGTCCATAGAGTTACCTCACCTGTTTCTTTGTCGTACTCCCCCGTGCGTAAGATGCGTGCAAGGCGTGCTTGGGTGAGGGCTACTTCTTCAGACAGACCTGCCTTCATGTACGCGACAACGACTGCGTTCCAAGAGGGATCAACAGCTAGGATCTTTTCAGCAGTCTTAGCTCCGACTTTTGGACAGCCAGAGTAGTTGTCAGTGAGATCACCGATGAGCGTTTGGAAGTAGAACCAATAATCACTTTCTTCTACTGATCGAGTAATAACCTCACCATCAACTAAGTGCTTGCCTGGGATCGTCTTAAGATCTTTATCGGTAGACCAGATGACGGTGTTGTCATCTTCAGTAGCCATAATTCCTAGAACATCATCAGCCTCTAGGTTTGCCCAAATGACACCGTTGTACTTTTCGTACATGTAGTTCTTGGCATGCTGAAGTAACATCGGTCTACGAATGTTCTGTCGGTTTGCCTTGTACGTTGGGTCAACTTGTTTACGAAAATTGTTTGCATCAGATAATGTAGCAACTACCTCAGTGCAGGCAGAGGACGTAACAAGTTTGGATACTGCCTCATCAATATCACTCTCTACGTCTTGTTCAAAAGCATGTAGAGTCCAGAGGCCATCACCCCAATTGACAGGTGTCTCCGCTTTGGTTGCAGCGATGTAGGCGATGATGTCGCCATCAATAAGAAGTCTCATACCATCCCGTCCCCATCGTCTTCCTCAGCCATAGCTTTCATGTAGTCCTCAAATTCTTTCTGGGTGACTACTTTTATCCCATGCTTCACTTGGATGTACTCTAAGTAAGCTTCCATCAGGAACTTAGCAGTCAGGGAAAGACTTACCACCGCAAATGCTAAGGCGATAATCCATTGGATTAGTTCACTCATTGGCGATGCTCCACGAAACGCAACTTCCTTGTTTTAGAGTTGAAGTGTAGGTACTGAACGCCTAGATCTTTTTGCAAGGTAGTGCGTGCAGACAAGCGTCCATCTTTGTAGGACTTGACATCTAGTAACCTAAGTTGCCCTTCAGGGCTCATAGCAATTAAATCAATTGCACCTGTGCATCCACAGTTCTTAAAGACTTGATAACCCTGATCCCATAACCATGTGATGGCGTAGTGTTCTGCCATATCACCAATCCGTG